TACAAGTTTGGTTGGTGAGGGTTTAGATTGGTTAATTGTAGATGAGAGTGCAATCATTAACAAATTGGTTTGGGAACAATACTTACGACCTACTTTATCAGACAGACAAGGGTGGGCTTTATTCGTTTCAACTCCTCGAGGATATAACTGGTTATATGATTTATACCAACGAGGGCAGTCTAATGATTATCCCGAATGGGAATCTTGGCAACATAGTTCTTCAACTTCAAGGTATTTCAGGGATAACATAGAAGAATTAAGAAATGAACTTACAGAAGAAACGTTTAGACAAGAATATCTTGCAGAATTTACAAGTTTTGCAGGAAAAGTATATCCGATTGAACGAGAAGTACACATCAAGAAACTTTCCTATCAAAAAGAATGGGAAACCTATTGTGCAGTTGACTTTGGTTACAGACAACCTGCTGTTGTTTGGTTACAAGTTGGCAAGGTGGATGGGGATTTTGAAGTTCATATCATTGATGAAATTGTGCATAAAACAAACATTAAAACAGAAGAACTAATACAATTGATAAAACAAAAAAATTATCCAGTTTTAAAAACATATTGTGATCCTGCAGGAGTTGGTGTTCAATCTACAAGCGGTTTAGGTGATGCAGAAATATTTAGAAGAAATGGTATTGGTGTTAATTATAAGACTGATAGAATAAGTAGATCAATTCCGTCTGGTATTGATTTAGTACGTTCTTTTTTTAAAAATGCAGAAGGTAAAGCAAGATTGTTTATAAGTGATAAATGCACAAATGTTATTAATGATTTTGAAAACTACCGTTATCCAGACAAAAGAGAAAACCAAAGACTTAAAGAAGAACCTTTGAAGGATGGACATCATGATCATAGTATGGATGCAATTAGATATTTTTTTATTAACAGATTTCCAATAAGAAAAAAGGAAGTACAAAATTTGCAAAGGATTTGGTAATGATAATTTCCGACTTAAATGAAATAACAATTATTAGTAGCATAAAAGATTACATAGAGGAAGCACATTATAATGAGCGTGATGATAGAATTAAAATCATGAATTATTATGAGGGAATCAATTTAGAAGAAGATGCTATGAATTATTTTGATGCAGAAGCACTACGATATGCTCCACCTCTTGCCAGTAATATTACAAAAAAAATAATTGATGCAAGATTTATTACATATAAGTCTGCACCACAAAGAAAAGCAGACCCACGCTACCTAGAATTTATTTCCAATTGTGATAATGAAATGATTGAAGTGGATAGAATGACTGGTCTATTAGGAACGATTGGCTTTTTAAGGTTCTATAATGAAGAAGAACAAATGTTAAGAGGGCATATTTTAACCGATTTTGAACCAATATATTTACCCAATAATCCAGAACCAGTTGCTGTTATTTATCCATTGTTCAATCATGGTAATGCAAAAGTGTATGAACAAGAGTATGTGTTTTGGTCAGATGAAAAACATTTTAAAATTAAAAAGTCTGGTGAAATAATACATGTAAATGATGAAGATGTAAACCCCTACGGAGTAATCCCAATATTATGGTCGCATCTTTACCCAATGATTGGCAATGAATGGTTTAGAACTGGCAAAGGTAAAATGGTTGCAAATGCCAATCTTTTATACAATGTATTTGGAACTCAATTATCATTGGGTAATATGTATCAATCGCTTGGTCAATCTGTTTTAACTGGAGTTGATGAAACTACAAGAGTTAAAGTAGATGTATCAAAACTTTTAGTTTTACCAGAGGGGGCTAATTATAATATAGTCAGTCCGTCTGGTTCATTGTCTGAGATAAGGGAAAATATGAAATGGGTAGTTGAAACAACTGCTGATGCTTTACATCTGAAAATAAATTGGGCATCTGATACACATTCAAGTTCTGGTGAACATCAAAGAATATTAGAAATGGAATTAACAGAAGCAATTATGTCAGACTTTGAAAGGTTTAGAAAATTTGAAAATCAAAGATTTCAACTAGATAAAAAGATTTTAGAAACATTTAACATAAATGTAAGTGATGAATATTCTATTAATTTTAGTGAACCCCATATACCTATCAGTCCTGCACAAGAGCGTGAAGAATGGATGTGGAAATGGGATAATGGTTTAGCAAGTAAGAAAGATTGGTTTAGACACTATAACCCAGATTTTACAGAAGAACAAATTGATGAGGTTATGAATGGTATTCAAGAAGAACAACCAGAAGAAAGTGCAAACAATATTATTCAAAGGATAGTAAATGGCTGATGCCCCAACAGACTTTTTAGACGTCATTGAAGATATACAAAAAAATGTTTTTAGTACGTTAGATCAAGTATCAAAAACACTTTCTGAATTAGATACAAACCAACTTAGTATTGTTGCAAGAGAATTAGATTTTTTACAAGAACTGGATAGGCAAGGATATAATAAAGCACTTAACAATTTGATGTCAAAATATGATGATGAGGTTGTAAATGTTTTTAGAGAAGCAAGGGCAAGAGGTGTTGAAACAAGTGTTGCAAGTGTTAGATCACTAGAACTTTTAAAAGAACTTGACACAACAACATTGCTTGGTAAAGCACAAGAATTTTCAACAACACTTAAAAGTGAATTGTTAAAAGGTATTATTGCAGGTGAATCAAGCGAAATAATAGTTGAAAGATTACAAAGAACAGTAACAACATTAACAACTGCACAAACAAGATTGGTTGTAAATGATTCTTTTGCACGTTTTTCTAATTCAGCAAAGTTTAAAGCATTTGAGGATTTACCTCAAACTAAATATCAATATGTTGGCCCCAATGATAGTAAAACAAGAGAAGCATGTGCAAATGTTTTAAACAATCCACAAAATTCAGAGGGTTTTACAACTGAAGAAATAAATTCTTTAGATGGGGTAGGTCAAGCAGATAGAGGTGGTTTTAATTGTCGCCATGAATGGGAAGTTGTTTTATGAGTGTTAAAAGAGGTGAGTTAACAGAGTTAGTAAAATTTGATGTGAATGTTTTTAAAAAAGCAGGACAGATTGCAAAACAACTTATTGTTTCTGATGCAGGAAAAGGAAAATTTCAAGGTAAACCATCTGGGCCATTCTCTTATTCAAATAAAGGGGCAAATATTGGGTGGAGAAAAATTAAAGGTAAAAATGTTTTTTTAGACAGTTATAAAAATTTTAAATCAAGAGGAATGACTATACCAGATTATGGCAAATTGCCAAAATTTCAAGGCATTCAAGTTAACACAGATGTTTCAAAAGTAAATATGAAACTTACTGGCGAAACATTAAGAAGAATTTCAGTTAAATTAATTAAGGATGGGTTCAAATTAGTATTTGCAAAAGGTCAAATAGTAGAAGGCAATGCAAAAAGAAACTATACATTAAATGATCTTTCAAGTAAAAACCAAGATAGACTTGCAAACTTTGTAGGTAATATTCTTGGAAAAAAATTAAAACTTTACATACAAAAAGAAACAAACATAATAATAAGTAAATAGGGAGGGCAGATGTCCGAAGAAACAAAAGAGATTCAGCAGAATCAAGAAGAAACACAACCGTTAACAACTTCTGAAGTTAACGAAGTTGAAGTTGGTAGTTTAGTAGCAGAAAGCAAAAAATACCGACAAAGAGCACAATCAGCAGAAAAGAAGTTAGAAGAACTTCAGATGCAACAGCAAAAACAACAAGATGAACAACTTGCAAAAAATGAAGAATGGAAAACTCTAGCAGAACAAAGAGCCAAGAAAATTGAAGAACTTGAACCAATTGTTCAACAAGCAGAGGAATACAAAGAAAAGCAAAGAGCATTATTACTTGCTGATTTTTCGGAAGAAGATAGGAAAGACTTTGAGCATTTGGCATTGCCAGACTTGCAAAAAGTTCATACTAAAATTTTAAAACAAAAAGTTGTAAAAACAGAAAATTCAGTTTCTGGCTTTTCACAAGTTCCGCAAAAAAAAATGATGGAAATGGACAAAAAAGAAAGACGTCAAAACTGGCAAGGAATTTTACAATCTTATAAAAGAAAAGGATAATTAAAATGGCAGAAGTTACACTAACCACGGCGGCGAATTTTATCCCCGAAATGTGGTCAGATGCTATTCTTGACTATGCTGAAAGAGAATTTAGACTTGTAAATCAAGTTACTGATCTATCAAGCATGGTTTCAGAGGGTGGAAATAAGTTAAATATACCAAAGGTTACTGAAGAAACTGCGGCGACTTTGTCAAGTGGTTCAGCAGTATCTTATGGTGCAAATACAGATGGCGAAGTTGAGTTGTCAATCAATCAACATGTTTATGAAGCAAAAAGAATTGGCGACTTAGTGAGAGTGCAAGAAAACAGCGATTTGTTTGGAATGTATGCACAATCAATGGGTTATGCAATTGCTAAGAAAATAGAGAACTATATTGCAGTTGATGTATTACAATCAGCAACTGGAAATGATGTAACACTCGCTGCTGACAATACAGCAACAACTGCATTGATCAGAAGTGGATTACAAAAACTTCTTGATGGTGGACATTCATACACAGACGGTCAAACTTTCTTGTATGCTTCACCTGCATTTTTCTCAAGCATATTAGGGTTGTCTGATTTTACATCTGCAACTGTAAGAGGTGATGCACAAAATCCAAACGTTACTGGAGAAATTGGTTCAGTATATGGTATGCCAGTTTATGCTAGCACAGACTGGGATGATGACGGTGGTACTGGCGATGAAAGTGGTACTATCTTTAAAACATCTGGCGTATATTATGCTAGTCAGTTACAACCAAGAGTGCAAGAGCAGTATGATATTGACTATTTAGCAACAAGCATTGTTGTTGATAGCCTTTTTGGTGCAACTCTTTCACATGGTGCAAGTTCAACTGCACTACCAGTTGTTAACTTTAACAATCCATAATCATAATGTAAAGGGGGGATTTATTTCCCCCCAATACTAAAAGGAGTTTTTATGTGGACATATTTGAAAAAAGGTGATAAGGTTATAGGAAAGCATAATCTATCAGAAGAAAGATTAAAAAATTATATTGAAATGGGATATGAAGTTTGCGAAGAAGATGGTTGCAAGTGTATTGATGAGGTTGATACAAAATGTAAACCAAAACCAAAAGCAAAATCAAAAAGTAAAAAGAAAGATAAATAAATGCCAATATATGAATACCAATGCAATGACTGTAAAAAAATAATAGAGCATTGGCATGGGTTGGTTCATACTGATCCAAAATGCAAATGTGGAAGTAAAAATTTAAGAAGAATAATTAGCAAAACAACCACACGTTTTGGCAAAGATTTATATGAAGAAGAATATAAAAAAGGTAGTTTTGACAATACAGATTTTTAAGGGGAAATTATGAGTGCTGTAACAACATTAACGAATCAACAAATAGCAACAAGTTATGTGCAATTATTGCATACTGGCGATTCAGACGGTTTAGGTTCAACTCCATTACTTGTTTATGATGGAGATGGAACTGCTTCTGGAATGTCTTTAGGTACTGGAGGTATTAGTTTTGCAGATTCAAAAATTATTAAACTTGGA